GTGCTGGTGGATGACTGACTAACGGTTAGGAGTACCAATGAACAAGGCAACGATCGAGAAGATGGCCCGCGAACGGGCAGAGAAGAGCGCTACGAAGCGGAAGACGCCGACCGCTCGCACAATTCCACCAGAGGCGGATTTCCCGCCGCCAGTTGCGGTCCTGCCGCCCGGTGTGGAACTTACACCTCCGGACCTTAAACTCTCGCCAGAGACGCTTCAGGCGCTGATTTACGCGAACCTCGTCGGCGGCATCGCGTTCGATCGGACGATGGAGACGGTGGCGGCTGCGTGCCGGACGGCGTACGAGCGCTCGAGAGTCGCGGTCCGCGTCTGGCTCGCCTGCCTGGCGAAGGAGGAGCGGTGAAGCGCGAGCAGGGCTTCTGTGTCCACGGCGTGATGACCTCTACGCTGAAGGAAGTGCCGCCGGATGCCCGCTCGGCGCTCCTGGGCTATGCGTTCGCGCTGACCTTCGACACCGGCGACTACGACATCCCGAAGAAGTTCAAGATGTATCGGCCGCTCGCCGTCGGCATCGCGACGGAGGCGAAGCGCATCATCGAAGCAGCCGACAACCGTCCAGAGGCGAAGTCTAACGCGGAACGGCAAAGGACATATCGGGCACGGAAAAAGGAAAGAGAGACGAATGTAACGGAAAGTAACGCGAGTAACGGCGTAACACTAGACAGTAAGATAGACAGTATGACAGATAGACAGAGTGTGGTTTCGTCACCTCGCCCACCCACCGACGACGAGATCCGAGCGGCTGCTCACAACCTCGGCGTGCCGGACGACTTCCGCGACCACTTCGCCGCCGAGATGCGGAAGCTCGACTGGACCGCCATGCGGGCGAACGGCGCGACCTATCGCGTGACGGCCGCGAACGTCTCCTGTGTCCTCCGCAATTGGTGGGCAACAGAGAAGAAAAATTCTGCGGCGCGCGTGGAACAGCCTGCCGGCTCTGGCATAAGGGCGACATCGGCCGAGGAGGTGTGGCGCGATGACTGATACGGCCAAAACGGAAGCGGCGCTGATCGGCGTCATCCTGGCGGACGTGCCCGGCGTCCTGCCGGTCGCGATGGCCGCCGGCGTCCGTGCGTCGTGGTTCCGGACGGATCCGTGGGCGGTCGTGTGGCTGGCGCTCGAGCGTGCCTGGCGGAGCGGGCACGCCGACAAGGCCGACGCCGTGAGCGTCTTCGAGCAGGCGAAAAAGATCGCGGCGTCGCCAGACAACAAGATGCCGGCGTCGAACCTGACGGCCGAGACGATCAGCGACGTGGTCGGCTCTGCCGAGGTCGGCGGATATGCGGAAGCGCACATCGCGGCGCTGAAGTCTGCGCACATCGAGCGACGGATCCGCGAGACGATGGCGGCGAACGAAAAGCTGTTCGCGTGCACTGCGGACGCGGCCGAGGTGGGCGTGGCCATGCGGCGAGCTCTCGACGACGTGCTCGCGGATGCCGTAGCGTCGAAAAAGCTGAACGTGCGCGCCCTGACGGACAGCATCGTCGCGGAATCGGAGACCGCTCATCAGAAGCGCATCGTCGAGAAGAACCTCGACTGGACGCCCGGCTACCGCATGCCGTGGCCGGAACTGACGCGCCAGCTGAACGGCCTGCGGCCCGGTCTGCATGTGGTGGCGGCGCGCCCGTCGGTCGGCAAGACGGCCTTCGCCGTGAACCTCATGCGCTTCTGGTGCGAGCAGGGCGTCGCCGTGGCGCTGAACCAGCTCGACATGCCGCGCGTCGAGATGATGCGCCGATTCATCGCGGAGCGGGCGCGCGTCTCGCTGCGCAAGGCGCTCTTCTCGCCGACGAAGACGGACATCGAGGCGATGCGCAAGGCGGCCGACATCGTGACGGCGTGGCCGCTCTCCATCACGGAGATCCGCGACGTGGACGACTTCCGGACGTACTGCATGGTCGAGCATGCCGCCGGCCGTCTCGGCGTGGTGGTCTGCGACTACCTGCAACTCTTCCACGCCCGCGCCCTGGGCCGCGAGGATGCCGTCGAGTATGCCCGGGTGTCGTATGTGAGCGACACATTGAAGCGCCTCGCGAATGAGCTCGGCGTGCCGGTGGTCGCGCTCTGCCAGCTGAACCGCGAGAGCGCGAAGGCCGACCAGGCGGGACGCGAGCCGGGCCTTGCCGACCTGCGCGGCTCCGGATCCATCGAGCAGGACGCCTTCACGGTGGCGCTCCTCCATCGCGACAAGCCGGTCGTCGACAAGTGGAACACGCCCGGCAACGAACCGCGCGAGCTTCTGCCTGGCGGCATGGAGCCTGGCGCGCAGATCTACGGGTCCGAGGATGTCGACGCCGTCTGGTGGATACTCTGCAAGTCGCAGAACGGCGCGACGGGCAAGTATCCGTTCGTGGCGAGGAAGAAGTACTTCTGCTGGATGCTCGGCGACTACCGGGCGCGCCCGCTTCTCCAGCAAGAGGGCGCCGGCGCTACGAAGCGCACGGTCGAGGACAATACGCCGCGCTTCATGAAGGTCCACGCCGACTGGCGACAGGATCCGCTCGAGACGGCGCTCCGGCAGAACGGCTCGCTGATCGAGATGGAGCGGCCGCACGTCACGCAGGCGGAGTTCGGCGGCATGCCGCAGGGCGGAGGTGACTGGCGATGAGCGACGACCGCATCCCTCGCGAGACTCGGGCATGCCTGCTCGAGCGCATCCAGCGCCAGAAGCGCTTCATCCAGTCGCTCATCGCCGAGCGCGACGACGCCGCCGCGAAGGCTGCGACCGTCCCGCTCCTGCGCACGGAGATCGCCCAGCTGCGGGAGACGGTGCGCTCGCTCGTCTCCGCGCCTGGATCTGCCGCACAGCTCGCCGACCTCGTCCGCCGCTTCCGCGAAGCGATCCGCGACAAGGCGACCGGCGAGCTGATCGGCGGCGCTGTCCGACGCCGCATCCTGGCGGACGTGGACGATGATGCCGTGGCCGCTCTGTCCGCCATCGGAGAGGGGGCCGCACGGTGAGCGAACAGGTGCCGATGTCCGGGGCCGACCGTGTCGCTCGTCTCGTTGCCTCGCGCAACGAGCTCGGCGACATGCCGCCCGTCCGCCATTGGCGCCTGCGCGAAAGCTGCCGCTACGACCTCGAGCGCTTCGGCTGGTACTGCTGCCGCATGTTGCTCGATCATCGCGCGTCGGAGGAGATAGACCGGCGTCTGGTGAAGAAGCTCCAGCAGGCGATCCTCACCGGCGGACAGCTCGTCGTCGAGTTCACTCGCGGCGCTGGCAAGACCACATGGACCGTCATCGCGTTCGTCTGGGCGCTGCTCTACGGCCATAGGCATTTCCCGGTCTGCATCGCTGCGTCGAAACCGTTGGCCAAGAGCATCAAGAACGCGGTGCTCGCGATCATCCAGACCTCCGAGCCGATCCGCGCCGACTGGCCAGCCGTGGCGATTCCTCTGCGCGCGATCGGCGGCGTCGTCCAGCGGGCGAACACCATCACGTTCCACGGCAGGCCGATCGGCTTCGAGAGCTCCGAGATGATGTTCCGGCTGCCGATGCTCCGCAACGACCTCGGCGATCCGCTCGAGCCGGCATGCGGCGCGCATTTCGCCTGCCGCGGCGTTGGCGCGTCCGTGCGTGGCCTGAACGAGCTCGGCGAGCGTCCGGACTTCCTCCTCTTCGACGATCCGCAGACGCAGAAGGACGCCCGCTCGGCCACGGCCGTGGAGCGCCTCGACCGCTACATTCACGGCGACGCGCTGAACCTCGGCGCGAACACCGCGACGATGGCGGCGTTCCTCACCATCACGCCGCAGCGGTTCGGAGACCTCGCGCACCGCATCGCGGACCGCAACCTCCACCCGAACTGGTCCGTGTCGGTCTGCCCGTTCCTGCTCGAGCTCTGCCCGAACTTCGAGGCGCTGGCCGACGAGTTCATCGAGGCTTATCATCAGGACGCGGCGAACGACGACTTCGCCCGCACGGAGTCTCGCCGCTGGTATCAGGAGAACGCGGCCCGGTTCGCCGGCACGGTGTGCGTGGATCCGCTTGCGTACGACAAGGCGACGGAGTTCGACGCCATCCACCACGCGCTGAACCGCATGGCCGCGATCGGCAAGGAAGCGTTCGCCGCCGAGTACCAGATGAAGGCCGACGGCGGCAGCGACGACCTCGCCATCACGCCCGAGATCGTGTCGAACGCGCTGAACGGCTCGCCGATGGACGTGCTGCCGCCCGGCACGGATGGCGTCATCGGCTTCTGCGACGTGAACATCGTCAAGGGCACGGGCCTCTCCTACGGCCTCGCCGCGTTCGGGCACGGGCGTGTGGTCGGCGTGATTAGGTATGGCCGCTATCCCGAGAACGGCGCGCTGGTGGAACCAGGCGCCACGGACCTCGCGAAGAAGCGGGCGGTCGCCGCCGGGATCCGCGCCGTGGTGTCGCTCCTCGCCTCGCTGGACCTCCGCACGGCGGACAGGCGCCGCAAGGTGACGATCCGCGCCGTCGGCTTCGACCGCGGCTACATGCCAGACGTCGTCTGCCGCACGCTGTTCGTCATGCGCAAGCGGTTCGCGCTGCCGTTCCAGGTGTGCGCCGTCCGGGGCTTCGGCTGGCAGCAGTTCGGGCAGGGACGCAAGGATCACGTCGGACGCGGCGATCATGTGTTCGTGACTCGCAGCGAGTTCGGCGAATACCTCGCCGTGCATGCGCCGTACTGGCGCGAGATCATGCAGAGCGCCTTCCAGGAGACGCCGCTCATGCCCGGCAGCTGCTCGCTCTGGGGCGACGATCCGGCGAGACATTGGGCGTTTGCGAGCGAGGTATGCGCAGAGCGCCTTATTCGCCGGTATGTCCACCCGTCAGGCAAATTGGCATGGGACTGGGGACAGCTGGGCGAGAACCACTTCTGCGACGTGATGACCAACATCTTCGCCATGGCGTCGTGGTTTCGGATGTACGACGCCCTGCCGCGCGTGCTGGACGCCGCCGCCGTGCGTCCGATGTCGGCCGACCTCTTCGATCCGCGCGTCAATCCGACGATCAACGAGAACGCCGAGCGCGGCGAGGAGACGCCCGGCCTGCCGGACCTCGCGACCTGGCGCGCCCAGAAGACGGCGCCGGTCCGCCGTCCGGTGGCCGGCCACAAGGTCCCGCGCAAGGCGAAGCGCTGGGTCCGGAAGTAGCTTTTGTATCAACCAAACAAACCAAAGGAGAAACGAATGAACGAAGAAGAGATAGAAGCGCAAAGCGCGACGTATGTGCCGAGTCCTGCGGGGGGGGGCGACATGTCCCGCACCGAGGCGGCCACCATCCTCATGCAGCTCGCGAGGCAGAGGAGCCGCACGGCCTCGGAGGTGGATGCGCTCCAGATGGGCACGCGCATGCTGCTACGGCGCTTCTTCCAGCAGATGCGGCGCTACGCACGGCGGCGGGCGGCCGCGGTGAATGAGAGCTTGTAAACCAACCAACAAACAAGGAGAAACGAATGAAGACCAAGATCATCAGGAAGGCGTTCGCAGAGGCGAACGCGGCAGTCAAGGGCTGCATCGGCAAGGACGCGCTCTCGATCTTCGCGAAGGTGCGGCTCGACGCGACCGGCGGGAACGTCTCGCTGACCGGCACGGACGGCGTGATGCAGCTCGAATGGCGGCTCAAGGGCGAGACGGAGGAGGACGGCGCCGTGACTGTGCCAGGCGCGCGCCTCGCCGCGTTCGCCGCCGCCATGCCGGACGGAGTCGTGGCGATCGAGACCACGGCCACGAAGATGAAGCTCGAGGGCGGCGAGGGCGTGTCGTTCCGGCTGGCGTCGGACGTCAAGGAGGTGTATCCGGCGATGGTCGGTCCGGCGGCGGACGCGCCTGTCGCGCCGCTTCCGGCCTGTACGCTGCGCGAGATGCTGCGCAAGGTGAAGTTCGCCGTATCCACGGAGTCGACGCGCGCGAACCTGGGCGGCGTGAATATCTCGCTGGCGGACGGCAAGCTGACGATGGTCGCCACCGACGGACGGCGCCTCGCGCATATCGAGTTCAAGGTGGGCACGCGGCCCGAGGACACCTTCAACATGACGATGCCCGGCAAGGCTGTCGGCGTCCTCTACGGACTCCTCGAGAAGGTGGACGACGGCGAGGATGTCGACCTGGCGGCCGACGCGAACGCGGCGCGCGTCCTGTGCGCCGGCTGGAGCTTCACGACGAAGGCCGTGGCCGACGCCTTCCCGAACTGGCGGCAGGTGGTGCCGAAGGATCCGGGGCACCTGGCGACCATCGGGCGCCGCGAGTTCCTCGAGGCGCTCGGGCGCGCGGCGCTGGCGTCTGCCGATGGCAGCGGCGTGAAGATCGAGATCGCGCCCGGGCGGGTGTCGTTCAAGGCGAAGAGCGAGTTCGCGTCGGCGGAGGCCGTCACGGACAAGTGCAAGCTGGCCGAGGACGTGAAGGTGGTCTTGTCGTTCAATCCGCGCCTGCTGGAGGACGCGCTCAACTCTCTCGACGATGACGAGTTCACGCTCTGCTTCTCGGACGAGCGCTCGTCCATCGTGATGAAGTGCACGGTGCCGTGGCTCGCCGTGGTGATGCCGCTGCGGATTTCGTGAGGAGGTGTGCCATGGCAGACGAGAAGAAAATCGACTGGGTACAGGAAACTTACGAATCGTTCATCAAGAACGCGGAGGGCCTGGATCCCACGGATCCCGTCGCGGCGGTCGGCGCGTACTTCGAGAAGAACGCGACCGACGAGCTCAAGGCGAAATGCAAGGCCGAAGGCAAGACGCCGAAGACCTGCTGGAAGTTCATCGAGGCGGTGGCGCGCAAGGTGGGCGGGAACTGCCACATCGATCCGGGCGCCGTCTACGCGATGTGCATGCACTACTTCCAGGACGTGCCCGCGGACTGGGACGAGAGGCCGAAGCCTGTCGCGTCCGCGCCTTCTCCCGCTCCGGCTCCGAAGCCGAAGCCGAAGAAGAAGCCGGCGGCGAAGAAGCCGAAGAAGCCGAAGAGCGAGCAGGGATTCTTCTTTGACCTGCTGGCGACGGGCGGCGAGGAAGGAGGCCAGCAGTGAGCAGCTTCCTCACGGAACCGGGCGCGCTCGATCGCGTCTTCGCGCTCGACATGAAGCGCCGCAAGCAGCTCCAGTTCGGCGAGCGCCGGTACGACTCCTACACCTTCGACCGCCTGACAGCGCGCACGCCGCTGAAGTCCATCCCGCGCAAGACGCTCCGCTACAACTGGATCAACGTCTTCAAGGACGGCGAGGTGGAGATCGAGCATGTGGCCGTGCGGCTGAACGCCGCCGGCGGACAGGTGGCGAAGCTCGCCGGCGTCATCGATCCGAAGGCCCGCACCGTCCGCCTCCGCGACATGGACTTCTGCATGATCTCGGGCTGGCATGTGTACTGGCGCCCGAAGGACTGGAAAGGCAAGGGGACGCAAGGCATGCTTGCCGACGGCTACGTCGACGCGAACTGGTGGTCGGCTCCGACGCTGAAGTGGGGCGCGTCGGAGACCTTCCCGTGGCACGAGACCGTAAATCCGGAAGCGCTTGCCGAATCGAGATACAAGTGGTGCCAGTATGACGCGAAGAAGTGCGGCGGGCTGGTGGAGTGGCTCATGATGTACGCGCAAGAGCCGAAGGTGGAGCTGCTCGCGAAGATGGGGCTCCACAATCTCGTCCGCCCGTCCGGCCTGAACTTCCTCAAGGACAGGCGCGTGCTCGAGTTCGTGCGGACGCATGCGGAGGAGTGCCGCCGCGCCGATCCGCGCGAGGTCGCGTACGCGGCGCGCCACGGCATGGCCGTCCGGGACGCGGCGTCGCGCTTCAGGTGGGTGCAGACATGCGCCGATCATCTGCGTCATGTCCGCTGGGCCTGGCGCGACATGAACGGCCGCAAGGCGCGCTTCGTCGTGGACTGCGAGCGCATCCGGCGCTGTCTCGGCAAGTGGCGCGTGAGTCTCGACGAATATGCCAGGTATCTCGAGGACGCGATCCGCGCCGGGATGGATCCTCGGAACGAGGGAACGCTCTACCCGCCGACAAAGGGCGGCCGCAAGGCGTTCGTGGATCGGGCCGAGCGGGTGGAAGCTGAACGCGCGAAGATCGAGCGCCGGAAGGAGCGCGAGGAGCGGCGCGCCATGCGGCTGGCCGCTGCGGAGCGCCGGCGGAAGGAACGCGAGGAGCGGGAATGGCTCATCGCCACGGCGTCGCTCCGTCGGCGCGAGCTGGTGGCGTTCCAGTCGAGCGCGCGCCGGTCGGCGGTCATGCGCGGCACCGGCTACACGCTCATCGTCGCGAAGTCGCAGAAGGAGCTGCTCGCCCAGGGCCGGCGCTTCCACAACTGCGTCGGCAACGGCATCTATGGGCGGGCGGTCGCTGTCGGCGACGCGATCATCGTCATCGTGAACGAGGGCGGCAAGCCTGCCGCCTGCATCGAGATCCGGCGCAACGGCTGGAAGGTGCGGCAGTGCTACGCGCCCGGGAACGAAGCGCCGCCCGCCGGCATGCAACGGCTGGCCGAGCGGCTCGCGGCGCTCTTCAAAAGAGAACACAAGGCGAACATCAAGGCGAAGCGCTTCTCTGCGCTGGAAAGGAAGATGGCATGATATGGAAAGTGCAATTCAGGCAGCGGTTCAACGGACAGATCTCGCAGTGCACCACGGAGGTGGAGGCGACAGACGTCCGCGACGCATTGCGGAAGTTCGACGCGATCAACTATGTGAACGCGACCGTGAACGCGGTGTTCCGTCCGAAGGCGAAGAGGGAGGAGGGCGAATCGTGAACGGCGAGAAGGTGCTGTCGGCGCTGAAGGAGATCCGCGATCGCGCGGTGGCCGGCGTCCATTCCGGATCTGTGGACTGCTACGAGCTCGTCGAGATCGCAGAGAGGGCGCTGCGGGAGCCGCCGCGCAATTGCGACCTGCCGGATCCCGAGGACCGCTTCGGCAAGTTCTGCATGTCTCGCTCCTGCGAGTCGTGCCCGTTCCAGAAGTCGGTCTGCTGTCGCTGCAAGTGGCTGATGGCGACGGAAAGCGAGGTGGCAGGATGATAACTCCTATGCAGATGTACTGGCTGACGCGACTGGATAGTTTCGTCGTCATGTTGACATGTGTATTTGTCCTGTTGATTGTGGCTGTGCTGGTCTTTGGATGCGTTGGCGCAGAATTGCGATCGAAGCAGAGAGAGTGGCACCATGACACGGACGAATCTGTCAATGCTGTCAGGGCCACCGGGAAGCGGCTGCATCGCTATGCGATTGTGCTTGCCGTTTGCGCCGCCGTGATTCTTGTCGTTGGGTGCTTCATTCCGACCACCAAGGAGATGGCCGCGATCATCATTGTCCCGAAGATTGCAAACTCCGAGAAGGTACAAGCCGCCGGCAACAAGCTGTACGACCTCGCCGTGGAGTGGATGGAAGGGCTGAAGCCAAACAAGAAAAGCGAGGTGGCAGAATGAGCGAAGAGACGATTGCGGACATCCTTGCGGAAATGTTCGACTTCTCCGACAAACGGATCGAAGAAGGCCGGGACCACGCTATGACATCCGAGAGCGTCGGGCTTATTGTGCATCAACTTGCCAAACGTTTCGAGGCCGCTTGGAAGCGCGAATCTGCCGGCAACGCGGCGGCGATGCGCGAGGCGTTGGAGTTAGCGCTCGACGCATTGATTTCGTGGTTAAACGGAGCCATTGACAGGACCACGAACAGAGAAACGATTAAAGCGATTCGCGCCGCCCTCTCCGCTCCGGCGAGGAACTGCGACCTGCCGGACCATTTCCAAAGGTTCAAGGCGAGATGTCGTACTATTTCATGCCATGATTGCCAGTTGAGGCATGGGGAAATGGGCACTTGGTGCGCGGGTAACTGGATGCTCGCGAAGGCGGAGGAAGGTGGTGCGGAATGACGATCGAGTTCTCAGGCGAAACGACTTGCGGCGAGCTCGTTCAAGAGCAGCCGGACAACATGACGCCCAGGCCGAACCTGCTCGCGGCGAACATCGCCACGGCGGTGATGGTGATAATCCTCCTGCTGGCCTTTTGGCCATGGTTCGATGATGATTCGGAGTCGTCTGAATCAAATGCCGAAGAAAAGGAAGGCGGTGCGGAATGAGCCTCATTGAAGAAGTCTATGATGAGTTTATGCGGTTCGATGCAGGGGTGTCGCTTCCGCGCGAAGATCTGGCGATCATCATGAGGTACGAGACATTTAGAAGGCTTCACTGCGAATACTTGAGTCAGTGTTGTACTCCGATAACGCGATCCGTCCTTTCGACAGACCAGAGGTGCTTTGGATTGCCTGTGATCTTGAGCCAAGACATCAAGGAGCCTTTTTGCTTCGCCTACATCCCGCGCCGGGCAACGGAGAAAGGCGGTGCGGAGAGCGGCATGATCCAATGGCCACGCGCCCAATACTGGGAAAAGACATGGAACCCCGTGATCGGGTGCCAGCCCTGCTCTCAGGCGTGCGATAACTGCTACGCCGCAGGATGGGCCAAGCGGTTCGGGCAGAGCTTCAAGCCGCACTATACGCGGCAGAGGCCGCCACGTTCCGGCGTCGTGTTTGTCGGCAACATGACCGACATGTTCGGCGGGTGGGTCGAGTGTGAAGAGATGACCGAAAACATCGCCTCCACCCTCGGCTACTCGCACAAGGCGACGTACCTGTGGCTGACGAAACGCGCCGAGAGGATGGTCGACGTGCTGTTACGCGGGCAGGCGATGCTGAAGGACGAATCGGAGCCGGACGGCGTGGATCTGTTTCCGTTCCGCGACTGCGAGATGAGCAACCAGTATTTCGGCATCACGGCGGAGAACCAGGAACGGTACAACGAACGCCTCCTGCCGCTGTACCGCGCGCATGAGAAATGGATGCAGTTCTGGGTGTCGGCGGAGCCGTTGCTCGGGCCGTTGCGGCTGGGGCTTGACGGCGAGCTGATACCCGGCACGTACAAGTGGCTGGTCGTCGGTTGCGAGAGCGGCCCGCGCCGCCGCCCGTGCAAACTGGAGTGGGTGGAGAGCATCGTCGACCAATGCCGCTCGCGCGGCGTCCCCGTGTTCGTGAAGCAGTTGGACATCAACGGCAAGTGCGAGCGCGACATCACGAAATTCCCTGCGCACCTGCGCATCCGTCAGGTGCCGTGGGCAACGGAGAAAGGCGGTGCGGAATGAGTTTGAATGTCCGCGTAAGAGGGGACGATTATCCGCGTCTTGTCGTGGACGGCGAGTATGTGGTATCTGGCGACTACACAATCGGCAAGGACCTTGTCCAGCTTGAGAAGAAGGTCAACAATGCAATAACACGGTTTTTTGTGCTGAAGGAAGTGAGGCGGATTATGGGCGAAATCATAAAGCCGGATCTGGTTCTGCCGCTCAAGCGGCAATGGTTTGCGAAGATCTGGAATGGCGAAAAGCAGACGGAATACCGCGAGGTAAAGCCGTACTGGACGCGGAGGATCGGGGCGTGGGTCGGCGACAACGCGCCGCGCTTTATCATGTTCCAGATGGGATATGCGGACCACGGCCCGCGCATGTTGGTGCAGACTTCAGGCGTGGACATCGGCCCTTGTCCATATCCTGGATGGGCTGGCGATTATTACCGCATCCGCTTTGATGTTGTGCAGCCGTATTTCTTCGCCGATGGCACGTATTACCCGCTCGAGGAGATGCCGAGGATGAAGGAGAAAAAAGGCGGTGCGAAATGAGAGCGGGATGGACAGACGGGACGTGGACGGAGCGCTGGTACAATAATGGCATCTATCGCGATCGCTCGTCGAAGGGCGGAACGCAGCGCCACGACTGCTGGCGTGCGGATGTGCGCTCTACGGGCGGACGGCGCGAGCGCGCTTCCGGAGCAGGGAAGATGCCGAGGCGTGGGTGTTCGAGATCACCGGCAAGTGGCCGCACAGGCCGAGGAACGCGAGATGAAGCGGATGAAGTGTCCAGTCTGCGGGAAGGTGTTCACGCCGAAGTCCTCGCTCGCCGTCTTCTGCTCGAGAAGGTGTCGCAACGGATCGCGCCCGAAGATGCAGCGGGAGCCGAGTCCGCCGCCCAGAGAGGACGCGAGCCTCGAGAAGGTGCGCGCCTACCTGGCGCTGCCTGCCGCCGAGCGCTACGCGCGGCGCGAGGAGCTGTCGTACAAGGAGCACCGGCTCGCCATGAGGGTGTGGGAGAAGGACCACCTCGGCAGGTGTGTCTCCGTGAATCTCCAGTTATAAACAAATCATGAACAGGAGTAGACAATGCGAGCGCCGATAATTCGCCGGCAAGTAGAGGTGTGCCCGTTCTGCGGACAGTGGGATCCGTTCCGCAAGGGCAAAAACGGTCTTTCGATCACGGACCGCAGGACGGGCCTCCGCCGCATCTACGGATTCTGCAAGAGCTGCGGCCGGAAATTGCGCGTTCAGTATGTGGCGCCGCCGGAAAATCCTGCCATTTAGGGGGCAAATATCCCCAATGGGGATGTAAAATTTAGTGGGAAATCTTGTTTTGCCTTGCGCGTCTCTATAATGGCGGCGTGACACGTGCAAGACAGATTGCGATCGTAAACGAGATCAAGCGCCTCCAGAAGGAGGTGGCCGATCTCCGCCGCCGCCGTGCCGAGGTCCTGTCTGGCGCCGCGACGGCAACCATCTCTTCAGGGGCCGGCTCGGAGAGCTACGGCAACTGGTCGCCCGAGAAGTTCGACGCCGCGATCGCGCGTCTGCTCGGGGAGATCTCCGCGCTCAAGCGTTCGCTCGCCGGGCGTCCAGCGCTGCGCATAGGCGTGGCGCAGATAAGGAGGGGCTGATGGCAAAGAAGCCGAAGGCATCCGCACGCCAGGCGCGTCCGCCGGCGAACTTCCACGACCTCGCTCCGGCCGAGCGCATCCGTGTGGCCGGGAACATCGTCCGCACCTTGCGCCGTCATGGCTTCCTAGGCAGGGGCAAGTACGATCCCGTGACGCGCGACGCATCGATCCGCGAGCGCCTATATGCCGAGCAGGGCGGCGAGGATTCCGCGCTGACGATCGATGAGCGGAACAGGCTCATCGCTCTCGTCCGGAATCTCGAGCGCAACAGCGACCATCTGAACGGCTTCCTCACGCAGCTCGACCTCAACGTGGTCGGCACGGTGGGAGGCAAGGCTTCTTTCGCCTTCCCGCCCGAGTTCGACGATTCGGCCAAGGTACTCCGTGCCGAGTTCGGGAACTGGGCGAGGGAGTGCGAATTTATTGACGGGCTTCCGCTCCAGGATCTCCTGCGGCTCGCGGTCCGCACGAAGTACATCACGGGCCGCGCCGTCCTCCTCTTCGACGACGGCGTGATCTGCGATTCCGGCAAGGTCGTGATGTTCGAGGGCGACGCGATCGCCGGCATCCCGAAGGAAGAGTTCGAGAAGCGCTTCCCGAAGGGCTGGAGTCAGCACCAGGGACTCATCAAGGACGAGTTCGGCCGCACGCGCGGCGCGTTCTGCTCGATGTCCCAGCGTGGCGTCTCCACCTTCCCGAAGCTCGTCGACGAGCAGGGCCGGCTCGCCGTGTGGGCGCTCGTCCGCGACGCCGACGCGGCATGGCTCGATTCGCCCTTCACCATCTTCCAGCACGTGAAGAGGGTGAACCAGGTGGCGAGCGTTCCGTGCGTCGCGCCGTCGGTCGGCTCCGTGGTCGACCTCGAGGAGCTCACGAAGTACGAGCTCCAGAGCGCGAAGAAGAACGCGCAGACGGTCGCCACCGTCACGCAGCCGGAAGCGTCCACCGCCGACATCGCCGACGGGCTGGATCCGGATGCGGGCGCGCCGATCGCGGACGACGCCACCGACGAAGAGGTGGCCGCCGCCGTCTCCGCCGCGACGGAGGACGACGGCGTGGCGCTCGAGCTTCCCGAGATCGAGGGAGCTGGCGCGATCTACGACGTGCTGCCTCCCGGCCTCAAGATGGAGCTGCTGAATCCCACGCATCCGAACGCGAACGTGATCGGCATGGTGACGTGGATCAAGCAGAACGCATCCTGGGCGAACGGCGTGGCGGGACTCTTCGCCACCGGCAAGGCCGACAGCTCATATTCGGCCTCGCTCGTCGAGCAGGCCATCACCTGGCCGAAGTTCGAGCAGGAGCAGCAGGCGCTCAAGCTCGGGATCCTCGACTGGCTCGTTCGGCGCTGGGCGGCATGGGCCACGCGCAAGGGCATCATCCCGGCGAACCTCAAGCTGCCGCCGAACTGGATCCGTGCGGTCGAGTACGCCTTCCCGAAGAAGCGCGAGCCGGACGGCCAGAAGGAGCAGGCGGCTGTCCAGCTCGGCCTGCGGAACTTCACCATGTCCCTCCGCGACATCTACGGTCCTGACTGGCGCGAGCACGCCGACCGCATCGCCGAGGAGCTGAACTACTTCCGCTCCGCCGGAATACCTCACCCAGCTCTCGTCACCGTGAGCGGGCAGACCATAAACGAGAACCTCACGACCGACGACAAGCTCGCCGGCTAATCAACAAAGGAAACGAACGAATGAATGTATTCAACCTTCTCGGCGACATCGTCCAGGACGACTCGCAGAAGTACTTCGAGAGTGACATCGTGCCCGCGATGGTCATCGGCTGGCTGGCGAAGCAGGACGGCGACATCGAGGTGAACATCAACTCGCTCGGCGGCTCCGTGATGGCCGGTCTCGCGATCGCGAACGCCTTCAAGGCCTACAGCAAGGGCAAGGTGACGGCGAACGTGCTCGGCGTGGCCGCCAGCATGGCGTCCGTCGTGGCGTGCGCGGCCGACGAGATCCGCATGGGCAAGGGCGCGTTCATGATGATCCACAATCCCTGGAGCATCGCGCTCGGCGACGCCGAGGCGCTGCGCAAGGAGGCCGACACGCTCGACAAGATGAAGGACGCCATCATCGGCTTCTACCAGTCGAAGTTCTCCGTCGAACCCGAGGAGCTCGCGAAGCTCATGGATGCCGAGACGTGGATCGAGGCTGGCAAGGAGGCCGACTACGGCCTCGCCGCCACGCCGCTCGTCGAGGATCTTCCGGCGGCGGCGAAGTGCGACACGCGCCTCATGTTCGCCCACGCTCCGGAGGCCGCCACGGCGTTCTACGCGCACAAGGAGGCCCAGCGTCCGGCGCCGGTGGCCGAGGACTGGGAAGCGCGCTATAAAGGGGCCTCGAAGAAGCTGAACGAAGTGCAAGAGGCCCACAAGGCGGAGCTGGCCGCGATGGAGTCCCGCCACTCGGCGGCGCTCGTCTCTGCCGATGATGCGCACAAGGTCGCCATGGACGAGCTCATGGCAAAGCACGAGGCGGCCATCAATGAATTTAGGAGTCAGGTCGAAACGCTACGCGGCGACCTCGAGAAGGCAAAGGCCGACTTGAGCAGCGCCGTGGCGCGGGCCGAAACTGCCGAGAAGGACCTCGCCGCGAAAGGTGAGCAGCTGGATCGGCTCAACAAGGCGCACGCCCTCCTGACGGGCGGAGTGCTGTCACCCGGCGAAGGCACGGATGCCGAGCAGGAGTACCAGAGCGCCCTCAAGGCGGCGAAGTCGCCCGAGCAGCGCGAGGAGATCCGCAAGGCCCACGCCAAAACCAGAACCACCAAGAAAACCCGGTAAGGGCCGAAAGTCGCGCACCTGCCAAAACAAGGAAACAGAAAAATGTCTACCTCTCTCACCAAGAAGGGCCTCATCGCCGCGTCCGACAAGGTCATCGTCGCCGCGCGTCCTGCCCTCGAGATCATCTCCCAGTTCACGACCGACTTCTCCCCCGAGGCGGTCAAGCCTGGCACCGGCGTCGCCGTCGACGTGCTCACGGCCACGGCCGAGACGTTCGTGAAGAGCACGAACAACTACGCCCACGCCACCGGCACGATCAAGAACTTCCAGGTCGCGACGGACATCCGCAAGAAGTCCACCTTCTCGCTCGACGACCTCGACTGCCTCGAGGACGAGACGGCTCACTGCTGGGGCAAGTTCGCGCCCGTCTCCGGCCGTGCCGTCGGCGTCGAGCTTGTCAAGTCCGTCACGGGCAAGCTGACGCGCACCGCGCGCGCCGCGTACCACACGCTCGGCGGCACCACGCTCGCTGACTTCTTCGGCATCCGTGCGTACATGGAGAAGACCGCCAAGATCGATCCGGCCACCTGCGTGCTGCTCCTCGAGCCGACCACCTACTCCGCGCTCTGCTCCGTGCTGAACGCCGGCATCGTCGGCGACGGCTCCGTGGTCCGCGGCGGCATCATCGGCGCGGCGCTCGGCTTCAAGGCGATCTACAGCGCGCCGACGGTCTCCACGGACAGCGCGGCCGCCTCTGACGGCAAGGGCAAGGGCTTCGTCGTGCCCGAGAACGCGCTCGCGATCGTGAACCGCGTGGTGAAGCCTGCGAAGGGCGTCGCCGGGAACCTCATCGAGTACGGAGAGTTCACCGACGAGACCAGCGGCATCACGATGACGCAGCGCGTTGTGGTGAACGCCGACGACGGCGAGATCTTCTGGACGACCGAAGGCCTGTTCGGCTCCAAGCTCACGGCGACGGATGCCAACGGCAACGCCACCGGCGCCCCCGGCTTCTACCAGATCGTCGTCGCGTAAGCGATTCCCGCACCCGTTCCCGGCGGAGGTTCCTCCCTTCCTCCGCCGGGGACATTAAAACCGACTCGGAAACACAGACAATGAAGAAGACACTCGCAATCCTGCTTGCTGCGGCGGCGCTCTGCGTCGGCGCGGCGACCGTCAAGACGTTCACTCCGGAGAGCGGCGTCTCGTTCACGCCGGGCGTCGGCGGCAAGCTGCTCCAGGCGACGGCCTACTCCGCCACGCAGAGCGGCGGCTCGTTCGCGCTCTCGGCGGTCTACTCCGCGCCGGTGTACACGAACGCCGTCACGATCGCCTACGCGACCAACAGCACCTACGAGGTGGTGTACTCGAACGTGGTGACGCATGCTCTGTTCACGAACGAGGTGGCGGTCCTTCCGCCGCCGATGCAGGTGTACTGCAACGTGCTCGGGCTCGCCACGAACGACGTGGTGACGGCGACGACGAACGTCTCCTGGGCGCTGATGGAGGTGGTGACGACGAACGTCTCGCTGCTCTCCGGCACGGCGTCCGGCAAGGTGTACAAGGGCGCGCCCGCGTCCGACACCTTCATCTCGGCGACCGAAGAGCTGGTATTCACCGGCACGGCCGCCACGAATGGCTGGATCCGCATCGTGGTGGAATAAGGTCATGTTCCGCAATCCCGCAGCGTTCGCGCCATTCTTCACCGAGCGCGTGACCGTGTCCGTGAAACGTGGCACGATCTGGCTCGATGTCGACTGCCGTGCCGCGCTGTGGGAGGGCGGGCTGGACGGCCCGATCGGCACAGGCGACATAGACTCGCAGCGCGATGTCGTGAGCGTCCTGGTGCCGCTCGGCGGTCCGTTCTCGTGGCCGGCGCAGGAGCAGATTCCCGTGGCCGGCTCGAAGATTCGCCTCGCGGACGGCCGCACGGTCCACGTCACGGAAGTCCAGAAGCGCGTGCACTGCATCGCGATGGAGGGACGGACGGCATGATCGCGCCCAGCATCAGCGCCACCTACAACGGCGGGCCGCTCGAGGTGCTGTCGAGCCTCATCTCGAAGCGCGAGGCCGTCCTTCGCGAGACGCTGAAGGACGCCGTGACGGCCACCGCCATCACGGTGGTCAAGTCGCTGCGCGCGCTGACCAAGACGGCGCCCGAGGAGCCGGATCCGCACATGTTCCGCGTCTACAGGCTTCCGGGCGTGGCGGGATGGAGCGGGCCCAAGAGCCGCCGCCGCCGCACCGCGCGCCTCTCGTCGCACGGTCCCGTGATGCCGGACGTGAAGCCGGTCAACCTCATGTACGGCCTGAAGGGCGAGGGCTACGTCTTCCAGATCACGCTCGCGAACGAGAACGTGCCATGGAGCCGCACGCTCAACAAGGGCCGCTACGTGGTGATGGCGCCGGACGCGACCGTCGCCATGCGCTACGCCGCCGACCGCGTGCGCAGGCTCCTCCGCAAGGAGCGCGGCATGGGCCGCGACGCCCTCGGCTGGGCGATGGCGAAGCTCTCCACGCGCTCCGCGCCCGTGGAGGCGAAAGGCGGCAAGTCCCGGCAGATCGCGGCGAAGGCCGCGGTCGTGAGCGCGAACCGCGTGGGGGACGACTTCTCGCTGCATGTCGCGGACAACCTCAATTACGCCAAGCTCGCCCTCGAGGGCGGCAAGGGCGCGATGGAGACCGCGATGATGAGGGCGGCGAACAGCATCGCCGGACGCCTGCGCAAGGCCGCAGGCACCCGGCTCGACATGGATTTGCAGACACCGTTCCCGGAGGTGACGAAGTGAGACTCATCGAGCAGGACGTGGAGGCCAAGATCATCGAGGTCTTCGAGGCGCTGGACGGCATGCCGGCGGGCGTCTCCATCGAGGGCGCGTGGCAACCGTCCGCCACCGGCGAGGTGAAGGGCCTCGAGACGGAGGGCGGCGGCAGCTGCCGCATCGCCGTCGCCGTCGGCGCTCCGTCGTGGGCGAACTGGACGGTGATGTCTGCCGACCTGCCGGTGGCGATCGCGCTCTCCGTCCGCCGGGATCTCGCGCCGACCGCCGCCGAGGTGGCGCAGGTGCTCGCGCCGATCGCCGCCAAGCTCATCGAATGGCAGATGGACGACGGCGCCGAGTCCCTCATCGCCGAGCTGTCCACCGAAACCTTCGAGATCTGCGGCATCCAGCTCGAGCCTGGCGAGCCGCCCGAATACGACGCCAAGCGGCACGCGTGGTTCGTCACACGCTCCTTCGCCCTCAAGGGCACACCAAGAACAACCAACCAAGGAAACTGAACATGTCCCTCAAGACAAAGCAGGACTACTACAACATCGCCGACGGCGTCTCGGTCGTCTGCGTAAAGAGCGACGAGGGACACACCCACTCCCTCGCCGAGGTCCACGGACAGGACGGCTCCATCGTGGCCGCCGACGTGTATGGCGACACGCGCTCGCCCAGCTGCGACTACCAGCTGAAGGCGCAGCTCGTGACGGAGAAGAGCGGCAACACCGACACGCTGATCAAGCTCGGCAAGGTCGTGACCGTGGACGAGATGAAGTTCTGCCTCGGCAGCTTCACGATCTCCACGGCGGCGGGCGCAGCGCCCACGATCAGCGCCGGCGGCGAGCAGGTGGCGGACGACGCCACGCAGGGATGCGTCTACGAGATCCCGGCGTTCACGCTGCCCACCACGCACCACGCGCAGATACTCTTCTCCGCGTTCTCGCTCTCCGGCACCGGCAACCACCTCCAGAGCGCAAGCTACGCCGGCAGCGCCACCATCAGCAAGGCGACGAAGGACGGCGTGTGTCTCGCGCACGACGTGGTGGAAGGCAAGATCGAGGCGCAGATCAGCATCATGCAGGTCGGCTCGACGCCGCCCACGGTCACGCCCGGCTCCGGCTGGGAGGTCTCCGCGCCGCTCGACTGCTCGAATCCGGACAGCGACCACGCGACCTGGTCCATGACGCTCGTGAAGTACCTCGCGAAGGCGTAAGGAGTCCAATGGTCTCGGAGATGGCGATGGAGGACCTGGCCGCGATGAAGGCCGAGGGGCTCGAGGTGTCCGCGCGCGACGCGGTGCGCCTCAACGCCTTCGGCCTCAAGGTCGAGCACGCCTCGCACGCGGCAGACTTCCACGTGATGCCTCGCGCCGCCTTCCTGGGCGACGTGGTGCTTCGCGAGCCGACCATCTCCGACGATCTGTGGCTCGACCGGGCGGCGGCGGTGTTCGACCTCTCGAGCGCCCAGACGCTTCTCATCCTCCGCGCCGTAAGCCTTTCGACGGCGCGCGAGGATCTTCCGTCTCCCACCGACCGCACGGCCGTCATGGCCGCCGTCGAGGCCTTCTGCAACGGTCCGGCGGGCGCCTACACCATCCGGCAGCTCGCCGAGGCCGTCCGCTACGCGGTCTGCGGCAACGATGCCGAGGAGATGGAGGAGGCGCCGACGCCGGAAGTCGAGAAGGACGCCGAGGAGACGCTTCCGGAGGAGGATGCCGCCGAGCCTTCGTGGCTCGCCGGCGTGATCCGCGACGCCGTGGCCTTCAGGCTGGGGACGATCGAGGAGGTGTCGAGCCTCTCGCGTTCGCAGCTCGCCGCGCTGGTGGCGTACATGCAGGAGGTCAAGTACGGCGACGGCTTCCGGAAGTCGTCGCACTCCGACGCGCTGGCCGCCTACCTGCGCGTAAAGGACGAGATAACGGCGCGGCTGAAGAGGAAGGTGGCATAGCATGGCCACGGAACGCATCAATCTCGACTTCAACGGCAAGTACAGCCTCGGCGCTTCCTTCCGTCAGATGGACGCCGACATCAAGGGCGCGCAGAAGAGCCTCAAGGACTTCGCCGGCGGCGGCAAGAACGTGCTCTCGGAGCTCTCGAGCGCGTTCGGCGACCAGCTCGGCGGCGCGGTGTCGCGCACGGCCGGACTGCTCACGGAGATCACGCGCGGCGGCATCTGGGGCGCGATGTCGGCCGTGGCGACGCAGGCGATCGGCTTCATGGTCGAGAAGTGGAAGGAAGCGAAGGAGAAGGCGAAGGCGTACGCCGACGTGCTTCGCGCCGAGGTCGTCGCCACCGTGGCGGACCTGGGCGTGAAGGTGGCGAGCCTCTCCCAGGAGATGCAGCGGGCGGAGAAGGACGCGGACGCGCTTCTGAAGGCGCTGAACGGCAAGGTCGACGCGGCCGTGAAGCAGAACGTGGCGAACCTGAACCTCGAGGCCGTGAAGGCGGTGGCGGCCGGGATCGTGGACGCCGGCGACAAGGCGGTGACGGCGATCAAGAACCTCAAGATCGGCGTGGAGCAGGCGAACGGCGAGCTTCAGAAGGCGACGAACGCGCAGCAGGTCTACACCGACGAGCTGAACGCCCTGCGGCAGCAGGCCGAGGAGCTCGCCGCGAAGCGCGACGCGGAGGCCCGTACAGAGACCGAATACCGAGAGCGCTACAAGTATCAGCTCGAGGAAGGCGCCCGGCTCCAGGCGAAGGCGAACTGGAGCGTCGAGGAGATGCAGCAGCAGATTGGCGTGGACCTGTTCACGGCGAGGAAGCTGCATGCGGGATACCTCAAGGCGTGGCAGGACTACCAGGAGGCGAACAAGGGAATCTACGACGGCCTCACGAGCATCACGGGGAACATCGCGAAGGCGGACGCCGCGGTGAAGTCCGCATCGGAAGCCGTCACGGCCGCCGAGGGGCGCGTGGCCGCTTCCGGCGAGGCGCTGGAGCTCGCGCGCACGAACCTGACGACTGCGGAGACCGCGCTGGCGAACGAGGAGCAGGCGGCGGCGGCGTTGCAGGCGAAGAAGAACGCGGTGACGGAGGAGTCTGTGATCGCGTCAATTGAGAACCAGCGAGAGATGGAGTGGCGGCGGCGCATCTTTGAGGTCGCGCGGAAGGCTGACATCTCCTCGCTCGAGCTCGTGAACCGGCTGAACGAGCTCATGGAGGAAGGCTGCGAGGACGAGGAGATCCGCCACGAGCTGAACCAGAAGTTCGCCGAGATCATGGAGCGGCGCAACAAGGCCGAGGAGACGAACGCCGCCGCCGCCGAGAAGGACGCGAAGGAGAAGAAGGGCGGCAAGTCGCCCGGCAGCGGCACGTACGTGAAGGTGGACATCGCCGGCATCGGTAAGGGCGTGGAGTCCGCGCTCGGGTGGCAGGGCTGGCAGAAGAAGCACCGCCAGGACCAGCGCGACGTGCGCAACGCCAAGAACGAGATGAAGATCGACCAGGCGCCGATGACGCGCTTCCTGCGAGGCGACATGCCGAAGAAGCAGGCCGACGTCTTCATGTCGTACCTCAAATCGAAGTACACGCCGGACCAGATCCAGGCGCTCGGCAAGCTCGCCATGAACACGGAGATGCTCTCGAAGAAGGAGGCCAAGAAGCAGGCGAGCGACATCCAGAAGATCGCGGAAACGATAAAGAAGGCTTTGGCAATACAGTAGAACCTAGTCCGGCAAGCCGGGTGGAGAAGGTGAAATGATAACGACCATATCAGTGAAGGCAAGCGCGGGGCATGCCGGGATGGCATGCGGCCCGCTCGAAGTCTGGACCGGCAGCGACGCCACGGTCGGCGTGCTGGACGTTCCTCGCCGCCGCTGCGGCACGTCGGTGTCCGCCGTCGCCGTCACCGTCGTCAACGCGGACGGCGTCTCGAACACCTACGCATGCGTGGCGAGCGGGAACCTGTGGGTGTTCACCATTCCCGCAGCGGATCTCGCCGCCGCCGGGCGCGTGGACAACGGCCTCACTGTTGACGCATCCGGAACGGACGAGGCGGGCGTCGCGCGCAGCTGGACGCTCGGCGTCGGCGACGTGGTCGTTCGCGCGCATGACGCATCCGTCTCGGACCACGGCATCGCGATCACGCTCCATCTCCGCTCCTCGATGCCCGAGGAGCCTGTGGCGGGCGACGTGTACGATGGGCGCTACTTCGACGGCGAAGAGTGGATCGAGCTCGGCCGGGACGGCGAGAAAGGCGACAAGGGCGACACCGGCGCGACGGGCGCGAAAGGCGACAAGGGCGACAAGGGCGACACCGGCGCGAAAGGCGACAAGGGAGACAAGGGCGACACCGGCGACACCGGGCCCGCAGGTCCGCAGGGCGAGAAAGGCGACAAGGGCGACACCGGCGCGACGGGCGCCACGGGCGCCACGGGTGCCACTGGCGCGAAAGGCGACAAGGGCGACAAGGGCGACAAGGGCGACAAGGGCGACACCGGCGCGCAGGGCGCCACGGGCGCCACGGGTGCCACTGGCGCGAAAGGCGACAAGGGCGACAAGGGCGACAAGGGCGACAAGGGCGACACCGGCGCGCAGGGCGCGACCGGCGCGCAGGGTCCCGCAGGTCCGCAGGGCGCGAAAGGCGACAAGGGCGACAAGGGCGACAAGGGCGACAAGGGCGACAAGGGCGAGACCGGTGCGACCGGCGCCACGGGACCGCAGGGGCCGCAGGGCATAAAGGGCGACACCGGGGACAAGGGCGCGACGGGCGACACGGGGCCGGCAGGTCCGCAGGGTCCGAAGGGCGACACCGGGGACATCGAGGCTGTGCTGGCCGGTCAGACGTTCGATGTCGGCACGTACGACGGCATGGTCGACGCGCTGAAGGCTGTGGTCGAGGTTCTAGGAGGGACTGCTAATGAATAAGGCGATTTCGATGATCGTGGCGGCGCTTGCGCTGGCCGCATGCGGGCAGTCGGCCCGGCTCGGCTCTCTGGGCCGGAACGACACGGTGGTGACGAACCTCGCGCCGGCGTATGCGTACGTGGACGGCGCGACGAACGACCTCGCGGCGAGCATCGGCCCGGGCGACATCATCTCGGACGGGACGAACACGATAGACGCCGCGAGGACCGTGTACAGTCTGTCGTATATGCCCTGGTACGTTTACAGCGTCGGCGAGACTGCATACTCGCCTCCCGTGGCGTGCGACTACCGAGCGAGCATCGAGACGGACCAGGGGACGGTAAGCGACGGATGGCTGTCCCGGTCGAAGGTGAACGGCAGCTATGTCTACATCAGAGTCTCCGCCAGGGATTGCTATTATCTATTCGATCCACAGGATGGCGTCTATCCCGTTGGCAGCGGGGACAGCATTACCGTGGGATCGCAGACCAACATAATCGAGCTGGGCGCTGTCGAGTGCGACATCAGGAGAGCGTCGGAGTTCGGCCCGGTTCCTGTCGGCAAGTTGGCCATGACGAACGAACTGCCGAATGTGCCGAGCTGGGCGATGGCGGCGGACAAGCCTACCTATACGGCGGGCGAAGTTGGCGCGGCGACGCATGGCGACGCCACGAACGCGGCGACATGGGCGGCGAACCGTGCGGCCGTTGCGGCCACGAATTACACGGACGCCGCCACGAACGCGCTCGCGCAGACGATCCAGCAGGGCGGCGGCGCGCCCGAGTGGCAAGAAGTGAACTATGATGTAGAACTTGATACGGTCAACTATGTGACAAACGGCATTGCCAGCCTGACATTCGTAGCCGCGGGGTATGCGTATGACCTAATGGTATCAACAAACGGATGGCCGGAGGGGGCGGCGATGTTTGTGCGCGGCAGTTTGCGTGCCGGTGCAACATATAGGGTCCCGAATAAGTTGAGGCTCATCGGCTACGGCACCTGGCCGACGAACGATTTCCAGAGCGTGTGGTGGCGGAGCGGCACCAACATCTTCGTGAATGTTCTGATCGAGGAGTGACATGAATATGACAGTAAAGCGTTTTCTTTTGGCGGCGGCGATTTGCGTGGCGGGGTGCGTGGCGGCCTTCGACCTCTTCGTGTTCTCGGCCGACGGCGTGGAAGTGGGCAGCAAGCCGCGCGAACTTCCCTCGCAAGGCTACAATCGCACGACGGGCCAGGTGGTGGTCGGCCTGCATGCGCGCACAGACGCCGAGCGCGCCGCCTGCGGCTGGTGGCGCATCGTCGAGACGCCGAAGCCGGGGATCGTCTTCTCGAATGAGTATTGGGCCGTGACCGGCTACACGTTCACGAACAGCGTCGCATACCAGGCGTGGGGGAAGAAGTGGCGCAAGGTGACGCCGCGCAGATTCAGCAAGATGCTCATCGTGGCGGCGCTGACGCGGGAGGGCGTATGGCCGCAGGTCAAGTCGTGGATTGACGCGCAGGGCCTGACTGATCTCTATTTGGCCGCGCAGGACTTCGCGGAGGATAACGCCTACTTCACGCAGGGCAAGGCCGCGATCCAGGCGGCGCTCGGCTGGACT